CATTCTACAGATCAGAGCCGGTTTGTCAACTGCCTCTGTCTGTCCCGATCCTCACCGTACGATGTCCAGACGTGCATCCACCTGTGGCGTCGCAGCTAGGCCGCAATTCACAGATACGCAATTCCAACATCGCACATTGTTAAGGATCGATCCGCCATGTTCGGGACGCTATGCCCGGGCGGTTACTGCGGTGATTCGTGCCAGTCTCGCAACTGGCTGTCCCCGGTATCCATCAGCAGCCGAGGAGGCGCACATTCTTGGGACCGGGCATGTTGGCCGGGAACACTCTGTCAGCCCATAAGGCGTCGCTTGGTGCTCGGTGCTACGGTTCCCATTAGATCAGAACCATTTGAACCTGTCAACTGCTCTTTGTTGTCCCTACCTGACGATTACCGCGCTTGCTGGCTTACGCCACCCTAGGGCATACAAGGCGTTCTCTACATCAGGTGAATCGGTACAACGTGGAACAGATACTCTCATGCGGTTATCTGTTCTGTCAACTGTCTTTTGCTGTCCCTGTGTTACTCCATGCTCCTCTGTCACTGTCCATTGCTGTCCTGTGCTCTGTGCGGGTTTCATCCGGGAATGCTGTCTACTCGGTGATCCGTTGCCTGTCCTCTATTCGCCCAGGCATCCTCCTGTCACCTTTCATACGAGCGCCAGCGATGTATGGTGGTCTGTGTCTCCAGTCCTCTCCGCATGCCCTGTGATGCGATGGAGTGGATTCTCTCTTACACGTCCCTTCCTTCATCCTTCGATCTGGTGTCTATTCAGCATTCACTTCACCTCATTGGTGCTGTCCATCTTCTGTTACCTGTGTATTCATACAGTAGTCTGTTCTGTCTACCTTCCTGCCTTCATCCTGTCCCTGTCCTGTCCCGGTGCCTACTGTCCTGTCCTGTCTCCCTGTCTTCATCCCTGTCTCCTCCTCCCTCCCTTCTCATCCCTGCCTGCAACAGATGGTCGTCTGTTGTGTCGAATAGGGAACCGTAATTGAATCGTCAGGAAGCGGGGCCAGAGGAGCGGAGAGGATGTGAGTGCATCGCGCAAGGAAATAGATGCCCGCACACTCACACGCGCTCAACATTCCCGGTGAACCGAGCACATCGCACTCCATCCGGTAGGCAAGCGCATGGCAATCCACCTGTGACACGAGGATAGGCCGCACACGGTCCTCGCATGCCCTTGGTGACACCGACCTACCTGTGCTAGGCAGGAACCCGCTGTAGGCGCTCTGTCCCTGTCCTGTCCCTGTGAGCGCATAGCGGCCCTGTGAGCCATTGCTGGCGTGGCGTGTCCACTGCCTTGCACAGGCAGGCACCAGCCCGTCCCAGCCCTTTCTGGCCCGTCTCAGAGGTGCTCACGCGCGCTACGTGCACCCGCAGCCCTCTTGACGCGCGTCAGATAGCGCACGCGTTAAAGGCGGGCGTACGGGGGCGTGTAGGCGCGGGCGCGGCGCAGTGAACCCCGCGAATTACCAGAGCAAAATTAGGTCCGACCCTTCCCGGGACAGCTTGGGACACAGGGACAGTTTGGGGACATGAGGGACACGGAAATGTCCCCGGTATTGGGCATCTTTGTACTAGCCGGTTCAGATTCTATACGGCTAAGTGTTTGATTTATTAGCGAAATCTTGGTGCGCCCGGCTGGGATCGAACCAGCAACCCCTGCCTTCGGAGGGCATCATTTGAAGCCTTACTGGCTGGGCGTGAGCGGGAAGCCCTTGACAGTTCGGGGACACGTCAGGGACACTGCGGACTCTATCACAAGGAGGCCACATGGGAACGATCACGAAACGGGAGAACGGGCGGTATCAGGTCAAGGTGCGCCGGGCGGGCTACCCTGCCCAGTCGATGACGTTCGATAGTGAGAAGGACGCGAAGCGCTGGCTGGCAGAGCGCGAGGGTGAGATCAGCAAAGGCGAGTTCGTGGACACGAAGCTGGCCCGGGAGACTACGGTCGGTGATCTGATCGACAAGTACCTGCTGGAGGTGACACCGAAGAAGAAGGGTGCCGAGGTGGAGGAGATACGGTTGAAGGCACTGAAGCGGGACAAGATCGCCGGGTTCAGTGTGTTCAACTGTACGCCCGCCGTGGTGGCTGCGTACCGCGATAGGCGGCTGAAGTCTGTCTCGGGCTCGACGGTGAACCGGGACATGAACCTACTCCATCACGTGTTCGAGAAGGGCAGGAAGGACTGGGGCGTGGCTCTGGCGCAGAACCCGGTATCCGGGACATCGAGGCCGGTGAACAACCCGCCCCGCTCCCGCCGCCTGGCTGCGGCGGAGGAGGTGCGGCTGCTGGCCGAGGCGTCGAAGGCCAGGAATCCGTGGCTGCGTCCGATGGTCGAACTGGCGCTGGAGACTGGGATGCGTCAGGGTGAGCTACGGGAACTGCTGTGGCCGAACGTCGATCTGGAGGAGCGGGTGGCGGTGCTGCCGTGGGGCTCCACCAAGACGAACGAAATGCGCGGTGTCCCGCTGTCGAGCCGGGCGGTGGAGATTCTCCGTGCGCTGCCGTCCGACCGGGCTGGCCGGGTGTTCCCCGGGCTCACTAAGTCGGCGGTGGCGCAGGCGTTCAACCGGCTCCGCAAGCGGGCCAAGGTGGATGACCTCCACTTCCACGACACGCGCCATGAGGCTACCAGCCGGTTCATCGAGAAGGGCTTCAGCACCTCAGAGGTCATGGCGATCACCGGGCACAAGACGAACTCGATGATGCAGCGCTACACCCACCTCAACGCGAAGAAGCTGGCGAAGAAGCTGGGGTGAGGCGCTTCTCGAAGTGGGCGTACATGTGGTCGAGGAGGTAGCAGTACGCCTCCCCGTTCGAGTCGGTCGGGTCGATCCCAACGTGCTGCAAGATGAACATAGCGGCGTGCCCGCACTCATGAACGAGTGTGGCGCGTTCGTGGTCGAGGACGGCCATTACAAGGCCGCTGTCGGTCCAGAACACACAGCCCGCTACGTCGGTAGGTTCCTCCAGCCCGAAGCGCTTGCAGAGCCGTCTGAGGCCCTGTGCGGTTGCTGTGAAGTGAACCCGGACACCATACGGTGCCGCTGTGTAGCGCCAAATCACTTCGGCGTCAGGTAGACACGGAGCCCGGTGATCTGCGCGTTGCAGAAGTCGAGCGCGGTCTGGTAGTCGAGGACAGACTGTACGAGTCCGCCGAGGGTACGGCTAGTTGGCGCGGCCGGTTCCGGACACGGCTGAAGCAGGTTGCTCGGTGGAGGCGCGGGGCCGGTTGCCGAACAGGCTGTCAAACACATCATCAGGGACAGGCTCGTCGCGCCAATCAGGGTGCGAAGCGAGCGCATCGGATACCTTCTTCTGGTTGGTCACGGCCCGTTGCGTGGCCTGCTTCGTCGCGGTTGCGTACGCGTCGAATGCGGCCTGCGTCGAGGCGAGGGATTGCTGGAGCGCGGTGTTCTGTTCGGTGAGCTTCTCCGCGCGCTGGTGTTCGGTGTAGGCCACCACGCCGAGGCCCGCTCCCACGAGGAGGGCGAGCGCCAGTAGTACGGCCAGCACCCGGGCGAGGATGGAGGTCATTCGTAGGCTCCGGTGAGGAACAGTCGCTCCTCCGCGTTGCGGCGGTTGACGAGGCCGGGCACCTTCTTCCCGCCTGAGTACACCCAGCGGTCGAACTCGGCTGCGGCCCCGCTGTAGTCACCACGGTTCACCTTCTTGGCGATGGTGGACGTGCAGTAGGCGGTAGGGCCGATGTTGTGCGTCAGGGACACGAGGGCGTCGAACTCGGGCTGGGACAGCTTCGCGGCCGGGCTGCATCGCCGGATCGCGTTGACGGATACCTGCGCATCGGCGGCTCGCCAACTGTCGCACATGGAGTCCGTGGCCCGCATACCCCGGCGAACATCCGGTCCGGTGTGCCCGTCGCAGATGGTCGGAACCTTCCACCCGAGCACCGGGTCGGCGTACGCGGCGTACTCGCGCTTCTCTCCTGCGGTGATGAAGCCCAGCCCCGCCACGGATGCGGCGAGCAGGGCCACCGCGATTCGTTGGCGGGCGGACATTAGGCGGTCACCGTCACGTCGCCGTCGCCACCTGCCGCGCGGTCTGCGGCGTTGGCTGCTGCGATGAAGAAGTCGCGGAGCTTGCCCGCTGCGGCCACACCGGATGCCGAGCGCTTGGCTGCGATCTCGACTGCGGTGATTGCGTCGGCTGCCTCGGATCGAAGGCAGTCGCCGTCGCTTACTACTTTCTGAATGTCAGGGAGCTTGGTGAGAAGCATTGTTACCTCCGGTACTTGTTGAAGACGCTTCCGCCACGGCGCGGCGGTTGAGCGGGTCGGTTGTAGCCAAGGGGATTCGCCTGCCACGCTTCGAACTCGCGGCGGGTCTGCTCCTCAATGGCGCGTTGCTGGTTGATGCCGAGTTGCTCCACCCAGTAGCGGACGGCACCGGACAAAGCGTCCAGGCGGTCGTCGTGCTGAAGGGAAGCCTTGTCTCGTGTGATGTGCGCGATCTGGTGGAAGATCGAGTACGAGGACTTCTTCTCAGCCGGGTAGCCGAGGAGGGAGTGGGCCTCGTTACGGGCGATGTCGTCGTTGAAGACGAGCGAGCCGCGCGCGATGACCGGCTCCAAGGTGTCGATGATCCGAAGTTCCTTCTGGCCGGACTCCCACGTCTCCTCGATTGCGCAGCCGCCACCGATGGTCTGCGGGTACTCGGCGCGGAGGGTCGGGAGCCACGAGTGGAGGTACGCCCCGTTGCCGAAGTTCTTCTCGACAAGGATGCGGTTGACCTTCCAGTGGCAGGCGACGCCCGCGAGGAACTTGAAGCCCTCGACGGCGAAGCCTCCCTTGATGCCGCCAACCTCCAGAACCCAAATGGTCCCGTTGAGGAAGCCGCATACGGCGTAGCCCGTCTCGTCGCCGTTCTTGCCGCCACCTGCCGGGTCCACGTACATCACGACGCCCTGCAAGCGCTGGCGCTCCTCTGAGATTGAGGACGGCACGCCCATCGTGTAGGTCTTGCCGTTGATCTCGTACTTGATCGTCTCGTGCTCCAACATGCCCGGCGTGACCATCAGCGGGAACGCGTCGGAGGTTATGCGTGACGAGAGAATCTTGTTCAGGCGAAGCGGAAAACGGTCGGCATCGGCCAGCGTCGTGTTCAGCATGTGCTGAAGCTGGAAGTAGGCCGGGCCTTGGTCGTTTTCCTTCTTGGCGAGGAACTCCTCGACGCCTGCCGGAAGCTGGGTATCGGTAGGTTGGCCCTGATCGCCCAGCAACCCACCGCCCGTCATGAGAGACGGGTCAGCCGTCATGCGACGTTTAAGGATTGGCGCGAGCATGTCGCCGTAGTTCGCCAACTGCGCGTGAGTCGGGTAGCGGCCGGTCCAGATGCGAACGGAGTAGCCACGGCCCGGGAGCGTGTTGTAGATCGAGTTCGTGGACTGCGGTGTGCCGAGGTACACGATGCGCCCGGTCGAGCAGATCGACGGGAAGTCCCGCGTCAGTTGCAAGAGGGCTTGCCGCTGGTGCTCTGTGAGCGAGTTCTTGGCCGACTCCACGTCGTCCGCGATCAAGAGGTCGGCGCGCTTACCCTGCAAGTTACCGGTCACGCCGACACATGCCACGGACGGTGACTTGTCGAGGCCCTTCAGGGAGTGGTGCACGTCGAAGGCTTCGACCGAGGTGCGGTCGCCCGCGTTACGGTCGGGGCGGAGGCAGTCGAGAATGTCCATCGTCATGATGATTCGGACGATGAGCGTCGAGATTTCGTTGGCCTGTGTGCCGCCTGCCGAGATAATCAGGATGCGGTGCTTCGGATCGTGGATGAGGCTCCACACGGCGAAGGCCGCGCAGATGGTTGTCTTGGCTTGGCCGCGCTGTGCCTGAATCATCAGGTAGTGCGGGCCGTGTTCGAGGTACTCCGCGATGTCGGCCTGAATCTCCGTGAGGGAGAAGCCGAGTTCGATCATCACGTCAAAACAGAATGGAACGAAGCTGGGGTAAGCGCCCTGCAATGCTTCGATCATTTCAATCCGTTGCAGGGCTAGTTCCGCTGACTCACGAGCCATACGCGGCCCTGTTCATTGCGAACTCGACTGCATCCTCCGCTTCGGCGGTGGACACCGGGGAATTAGCCTCGGGCACCGCGACCAGCTTCTTGCCGCGCCGCTCACGCATTTCGGTGAGCTTCTTCTGCATTTCGCTCATGGCCGAGTTGTCCTCGATTACGGCGGTGATGCTGTTGTCCTTGAGCAACTTGATCGCGTTGGCGATGTCGGCTGCGGACGCTTCGTCGTCCTCAATACGCCGGGCGAGTTCGCCCACGACAGCGCTGAACAACCCTTCGAGGGCTTCCACGCTTGGCTTAGCCATGTCATTCTCCCTTGTTGGTGATCCGCCTGTACATGCGGTTGATGGAGCCCCACAGCTTCGGGGCGATTACGACGAACTGGCACGCGAGGTAAAGCAACGTGCCGTACTTGATCCAGTCATCGATAGGGATGCCCCGAAGCTGTGCCCCAGTGACGTACACCGGGGGTGCTGCTTGTGCTGCCGCCGATGCAACGTCACGGAAAGCCATTTGAACTCCTTAAAGCTTGATTCGATAAACGACGGCCTTGTTGACCGGGCGAGATTCAGCGCCACCTGAACTGTTGATGCTGATACCGGTAGCGGCCGTCTGTAGCGTGACGCCCGTAGTCGATGCGGCGGTTCGGGCGGTCACTGCTGCGTTCTGCGCGCCTTGGAACCCACCCCCGCCTGCCACCGGCCCGGATGCGTTGAACCCGAGCCCGTGATCGTGGGGCGGGTCATTCACAACGTGCGTGTGCTTAGGGTCGGTCACTCCGTGGATGTGCGCTAGGTTGTCTGAGGCTTGGAGTACGCCAAGCCCGGCCGCGTTGCCGCCTGTCATACGGAGGAACAGGCCGGTGTAGTTCGGGACGTTGAACGTCGTGCTGCCGTCCCCTACGCCGTAGAACGTGCTGAGTGCAGCAAACAGCCGCGCGCCGACTCCGGTACGCGGGATCGCCCGGCCGTCGCAGATAACCCAGCCAGCTACATCGCCGGTGAACGCCGAGGCCATAACCATCCCAGCGGGGATGATCGAGTCCACCTCGGCAATGCTGTACACGGTGAGGTTAGTTCGCGCAGCGGGCTTGTCGGCGACATCCGCAAGGTTCGCTGACTTGTCCATCTTCCCGCCCACTGCCGCGCTGGCTGCGTTGGCCGTGCTCACTGCACCGGCCACTTGGGTCGCTGCCGCGTTCGCCGTATCGAGCGCGCTCTGTGCCTTCGCATCGATACCATTGGCGGTCGAGGTGGCTGCTGTTGCGGCGTCCTCTGCTGCATCCGCCGTGATGACGGCTGCGGCCGACGCGTCCAGCGCAGCCTGTGCCTTTCCGTCGATGCCATTGGCCGTGATGACGGCTGCTGCTGCGTTTGCGTTCGCTGCGTTGGCCGTGGACACCGCTGCTGCTGCCGCATCCTCCGCTCCGTCTGCTGTGACGGTCGCTGCTGCCGAGTTGGCGAGGGCCGTGTTCGCCGTGGTGAGGGCCGTGAAGCTGCGCTCGATGGCGTCCGCCGAGGAGGCGTTGATCGCGTCGAAGCGGTCCGCCATTTCAGCGGCCACGAAGATCGATTGCTTCGTCGCTGTGTCGAGGTTGATCTCGTCAATCACTGCGCCAGTCTTGAAGTCCACCAGAGGGACGGTCTTCTGCGTGTCGCGGTAGATGACGACGATCTTCGTCGCGGACGGTGCCGGGACGATGGATAGGGTATTGGGGCCTGCGAATACTGTCGTGATTGCTGCCGTGCTGCCTGAAACTGTGTCGTAGATGTACGCCTTCACATCGGACTGGTTGAGATACCCACCCGAGAAGTTGAAGTCGAACGCCGTCTTAACGCCGTTGCCCGGATACTCCACCATTGAATTGCGGAGTCCGCCTTCGCCGGTAGCGTCGATCCAAGGGGCGAGTTCAATCGCTGCCATTGAAAGCTCCTGTGTTTGTGTCGAATAG